AATCATGCCGCCGTGCTCAAAGGCGACTTGCTCTTGCATGAATCTTTCTTGGTTTTCCAGCAGGACGGCGGTTACCGCTCTACGATGGGGATCTGAGATTTTGTCAAGACCCTCATAGTTGAGAAGAGGTGCCCACTTTTCCTGCAACTGTTCTGAATGGAACATTTGCGTGTACCTATAAAGTTTACGTTTGATTTAATAAATTCAGTTTGCTAAGGTCGAACCCAGCGTTCTCAAGTATGCAGCCATAGAACCTGAATAAGACTCAGGCGCTGCGTTGTCTACACCCTCGGAAAGGGTTTCGGTTTTAGCTGCTGCAGACTCTTTCTTGGAAGCGAAATACGATTCCCTCAGAGTTTTCAGCTTTTCACGATATGTTTCTTCACTTTCAAACTCCACACTTTCGGCAAGTGAAGCGAGCTTCTCTTTCTGAGTCTGTGCAAGACCTTCAGAGACTTGATCTAAAACCCCATCAGCAACCGACTCTGCGAGACGCTTGTTGAGTGAAATATTTTTCTCGATCTGCTCGTTGAGTTTTGTCTCCATTTCATCAAGTTTGTCTACCATGCTCTCAAGAACATCATATTTTTCGTCAGGGATTGATACATAATGTTCTTCAAAAAGACTTCTCATTCCTTGGAGGAATGATTCTGTCATTTCTGTCTTCAGAGCATGTTCAATGACAAGTGAGTTCTCCTGGAACCACTCATCAGAAACATACTCAAGATAAGAATCAACTCGCTCTGCGAGTTCTTCTTTTGCTTCAGCAATTTCCTCTTCAAGTCTAGCAGCGTACTGCTCTTCAAGAGATTTCTTTACTTCAGCAACCTTGGACTTAAGCGCGGCCTCAAAAATAATTTTGGCCTTCTCTCTAAATTCTTCGGAGAGTTCTTCGCCGCCAAGAAGTGCATTGACATCTTCTTCGATATCAACTTCTTCGGTCTCTTCTTCTTCGAGTACTTCTTCTACTTCCTCTTCTACTACCTCATCGACGATCTCTTGATCCTCTTCGATAGTCTCTTCATCTTCCAGGTCCTCGTCCTCCTTCATACCCTTCATGGGTTCAGCAGGTTTTGCACCTTTGTTGACTACATCTTTAACACCCTTAAGAGTAGCACCAGGAGTCTTCAGCTTTGCTGAGTCGTCGTCTGGTCTGTAGTTCTCGGGAGAAGGACCCCCAAGATCTTCGTAAGAACCAGCGATGGACGTATCCATTGATTCAGCTGGTTTCGCTCCGGCATTGACAGCAGTTTTGGATTGCTTAGTGCCTACTTCCATTTCTTGTAAATCTCCACGAGACATTTGAACTCTCCGATTATCCTGGATTAAAATCTATATTTATTTATAAATTAAAATATTTTATGTATAGTAATCAAATACTATTCAAAAAATCATTGAACAGATTTAATTTCTGCTCATCAAGTCTTTTTTGATCAACTAAAGTGTTGATTTTCTTGTATGTTTTTTGTGCATACTTCTCACGAAGAATGCCACCATCCCATACCCACTCTTTGCCTTCCATAATACCTTCAACGAAAGCATCAGGGGCAGATGGATCAGCAACAATGTCAGCAGCAGTGGCTAACATAAAATCGTCGCCAACGATATTAACACCCTCACGGGTCATTTTAAGAGAACCAATACCACGAGAAGAAACTCCCAACTTTACTCCTTCACCAATCAGTGATTGTGCAATCTTACCCATTGGAGTGCTAAGGATTTTAGCTTTACCAACAAAGTTGGAACCAGACTCTTTCAGAGAAACAATTTTGTGAGAAACACGATCTAGATTAACGGTTGGACCGTCAGGATGTCCGAGTTCTCCAAGTGCTCTGCCTGCTTGAACATGGTTTTCGTTATAACGAGAAACCTCACGACGAAGAGTCTCCATAGGATACATACGACCATTGCGGTTCTTGATGTTGCCTTGAAGAAAAACTCCTTCAATGTACAAAGACTTCTTACCGTTGCGTTCCTCAACGATAAAATCAACTGTTTCGATTTCTTCTCTGATAAGTTTCATTGGTTTTAAGCGGTGACTCCTACTCTTGCAACTTTAATGGTTGCGCTGCCGATATAATAAATTGAATCTTCTG